GCTGATGCCACCATCGTTTTCGGCGATCTGTGGAAAACGGCGACAACCACGTTCACCGGCATCAGCGAAGCGATCACGAACGGCGATCTTTCCGGCGCAATGGATATTCTGTGGGCTGGGCTGCAAGCCGGTTGGCTGCGCGGGGTCGAGGCTCTGATGAGCTATGTAGACCCGTGGATAGCCTCTTTTCAAAATACGTTTACCTACCTCGGCACAGAAATAGCCGCGACGTGGGACGCGCTGTGGACAAGTATTGCAGGAACGTTCAACACGTTCGGAGCATATCTGCAAGGCGCGTTCGACAACATCGTCAATCCAATTCTCGCTTCGTGGGATGTGCTGGAAGCTGGCATTCGCAAGGCGTGGATTCGAATTAGCGGCATCTTCAAGAACGCAGAAGATAAGAAAGCCGCGCTTGATGGCGTCGATGCCGAAATGGCGGGACGCGCAGAGCAGCGCGCCAAAGATCGACCGGGGATCAGCGGTCGCGTTGCCCAGGCTGAAAAAGAAAACGCACAAGCATCGAAAGACTCCGAAGAACGCACGCGCGCCATGCGCAAAAACGCAGACGCAACGGCGCAGGGCAGGCTCGACGAAAACGAACAACGCAAAGCAGATCGCAGAGCGGAGACAAACGCCGCCGAAGGTCGCCTTGCAGGCATGACGCAGTCGCAGACAGAAACGCGACAGGGCAGAAAGACCGGCGACACGCTGATCGATCAGCTCGACAGTGCATCATCGATGGACGAACTGCGCACAATCGCAGCGATGATTCACGATCTGCATTCGCGCGGTCTGCTAACAGACGAGCAGATGGGGCAATATCAAAACAAGGTCGACGCAAACGCGGAGCGCATCCAAGATGCGGACAGCGGGAAGCCTACCGACGCAGCGAAGGAAGCCGCCGATCGTGGGGCAGCGGATGCAGCGCAAAGCAAAACGGAAGTGGCGGGTACGTTCTCTGCCAACGCTGCGCTCGGCATGGGTTTTGGGTCGAGCTTGCAAGAGCGCATCGCAAAGGCATCAGAGCAAACAGCGGCCAGCACAAGCCAGATGGCGGCAGAAGGCGGCGGGAGGTTTAGCTAATGGGTCAATGGATCGAAACAAACGGAAGCCGCTCTGCCACCATTCAGCGGAAGGGAAAGAAGGCAGAAAGCACCCTTACAAAAACTTTTCGCGCATTTGGCTACAACGACTCGTCCCTTCACGCCGAAGCAAACAGCAAGTTCACGGCAGAGCGATTCGTGCAGATCGGCGACTATCAGATGATGGTCGAATCGTACAGCGTGTCTCATGTTGCCGATGACGTGTGGGATGTGTCGGTGACCTATGTGAAGACCGGAGCGGACGACGACAATCCGCTTCGACGCACGCGATCGTTTGACACTGGCGGCGCAACCGCGCACATGACGCAAGCGATACCGTCAAGCACATACCCAACGGGTGAACAACGATTCCCCCCCGCTGCGCCGGATCAAAAGGGTGCGATCGGCGTCGATGGCGAGCGAGTGACGGGAATCGACATCGTCACGCCAGCGTTGACGTGGACGGAATCGTATGACGTGCCAAGCATCTATGTCACCGCAGCTTATATCAAGACTCTCGCGGAGCTTACGGGCACGGTGAACAGCGCAGCATTCAAGACGTTTGCCGCTGGCGAAGTGCTGTTTGTTGGTTGCTCTGGCTCGCAGGAATGGGATAGCGAAAAAGGCGACGGACCGTGGAATCTTTCCTACAAGTTCACTGCAATCGGCAACTGCGGCCCCGGCAAGACATACCCCGCGCTCACGCTTGGCGACGTGACGGGCGTCGAAAAAGATGGGCACGATTTCTTGTGGGTCACATACGAACCCAAGGTCGACACGTCGAGCTTGAAAGTTTTGCGGGTGCCGAAATTCGTGTATGTGAACAAGGTCTACCGACGCTCTAATTTTTCCAGACTAGGAATAGGGTGAACAGATGGATCGCGGCGGCGGCAGAGTAGAGGCGGGGCAGAAGATACGCGGCGCGCTTTCAGCGCAGGCATGGAATCGCGCGCAGCAAGCTGCCGACATTGTGCTTGGTGCCAACGCAGGCGTGACCGCTGGCACAACGGTGGTCAGCAGATATCCAGCGGTTGTTTTTCCGGTGAAGATTCAGCCCGCTCTGACTGCCGATCTCACGCAGGCAGGGTATGCCATCGAGCTTTGGAGCTTTGGTGCTGGTCAAACTTCTTTTTTTGCGGGTGTCATTGAATACTTTTATGGATCGCTTGCGCAGCCGCGCGATCTCATCGACGGCGAAACTGATTCGACAATTCTGCCGGAAGTGTTCGCCGTGACCGTCGAGCCCGCCAAGGCAGGAACAGACGTGGTGATGTGCGCGGTGAGCGGCATTTGCATGGCAAAGGTGAACATCATAAGCGCGTCCCACAAATACGTTGCCTTGCCCACCCGCAGATCGTCATCTGCGAACCCAGAGCCGGGAGTGCTTGAAACGAGTGATACCGGCTACGCTGTGATTGCGACCCGCGGCAACCCAATTCTGATCAAACTATGAGCGAATGGACTCCTCTTGCGATGGGATGGTCTGGATGGGTGCGCAAATATAGCGAGCCGCCAGATTTTCCGTGGTCAGTTGATGCCGTTCATTTGATTTCGCAAGACAACAATTGGACGGAGTGGGTCGGGCAAGGCAACACGTCAACCGCGCTGCCAAATACGTCAACGACGATTCACGTTTACGATGATCCGGCAGTGTTTTGCCAAGCTCGACCGATGGCGATCGGGCTTGTTCTCCCGATTGCCGATCAATATGGAATGGGCGGATACGGCGGCGCAATAATTCCCACAGTTGGCGAACTTACTATCAAAGTATGCAACACGCCTGCAAGAACAAGCGGAGTGTACGCAACACTGAAAAGGCGCATTCTCGGCGCCTTTGCGTTGGGGCAGATAGAAGAAGGAAACTACACTGCTTTTCAATCGGGACGAAGTAGCGGACCATACAGCGGACTGCCCGCAAATTTGCCACTTGAGGAATTTTGGCCGATTCAAGACTCGTTTCGCAATATATTCATGTATGGCCCCGGCTACTCGATGTATGTGACTCAAGCGATCGAGTTGGAGTATGGCATCATCGGCAGCAGCCCAATCGGAAAAGTGTCTCTTGAGCTTGAGCACCAGCTAGCGAGCTTTTACGAACCAGTTTTTGAAGTCGGAGTTTATAACCCATCCGGCTCTAGTTCGCCGATTGGTTTTGTCGGCGACCCCGAACGGCCATTTGGATTTAGCGCATCGTTTCCTGTTCCGCTCAACTTCAAAGCATCTGGCGACATCAACCCGCGCAGCTACGCATCGCTGACAATTTCTTCCGGTTCGCCAACGTGGACATCGCCAACAATCACGCCGTATCGAGGAGACTCATTTAGCGCAACGGTGAATGTAAGTTCAATTCGACTCGCGAATGGTTCAATCTACCGACGATCGGTCGAATTTGATCAAGGTCAGGCAGTGCGCGGAAGCGGTGGCAGCAAGTGGTGCAGGCGCGTTGGTTACTCGTATGGAACTAACGGCAAAAAAGGCGCAGGAAATCAAACGCCAAAAACCAAAATGGTTGTTGTAGATGCAGCACTGACGGATCAGCATCGCAAGCAATTCACGCAGGGCGCTTTTGGCTTTCCCTTAACGCAGTCGCAAAACCGTTGGTCGTCGATTGCAAGCAATTACACGCAGGGCGCGAAGGTCAAACTAACGAATGCTTATATGTCCATGAGGACCATGGGTTTGCTTTGGTGGAACAAAGAGTTTCAGCTTGAGGCAACCAATCACCACGGCGTCGATTTGTATCCAAACGCTGCATACGGCATGGAAAAAAACTTAGATGAAACGGTTTTGGTTACGCCGTCAGATGAAAAGTTTTCCGAAAGACCATCGGCGGCGATAATTAACGGACCTGGATCTCCATTCACAGCACGACTCGGTTTGATAAATGCAATCGATGTTTTAGAGGTTCAGAGCTTTATCAGTGGATTGAACCAAGCCGCTGACAATAAGCAATCAGTATTTGAATGGGCGGGGACAGGCTTCACGCAGTACCTCACAGGAACGCTTCACCGCATACCGCTCGCAGTTGCCACAGTTGATCAATACTCAATACAGCGAGTCACAGCGCAGTCAAGTCTGACCCTGTCCTTCACAAATGAATACAGAAGCGAACAGGTTCAGTTTTCTGGAACAGAGAGCGACGCACTAAAAACGACAAGCGGGGGAATGGCAGCAAACAGGCAGGGAGTGCAAGTGTTTGTCGATGTGTTTAATGGAAAGATGGTGATAAAGTTTGCCGTCAACCTTATCGGGCGCAAAAATGTCACCAAACGTGTGCGATGGGTGCCTGCGAATGTGGCTGCTATCAATTCATACAAGTTCAACAATAAGGACGTGGTTGACCTTGGGTACGCTGACACCCGAATGGTCGATGTCGGTCAGATCAACGAACCATATTCTGCTTTCTTCGAGAATCTAGAATTAACAGCAACTCTTACAGACGAGCAGTTGCAGCAACTCACCTCCACCGGAACGACAACCATTGGGTTTTCGGCAGGTTCAGGAAATACGATTTCGGGCAGCCAGTGGATTCATACGTTGTTCGACTACACGATTCCCATCAACAGCAACCCATTCGGCGAAACTGAACTCCAAATCACGCTGAATTGAAGATGGGCAATTTGTCACGCTAGACCGCGCGCGGATTGCGTGGAAAATCACCGCATGGCTCGCAAGCGAAGCATCGTTCACATAGGCGGGAAGCGTTGGCGGCTGCTTCGTTGTCGCGTGCCCTCTGATCGATACGGTGATTGCTGCTACTCGACAAGCACGATTCGCGTTTCCGACAAACTGCACGGCGACGAACTGCTGAATGTACTTCTTCACGAACTCATTCACGCGCGGTGGCCTGACGTGAGCGAGGAAGCGGTGATCGAATTTGCCGATGAGCTTTCCGGTGTTCTACACGCAGAAGGGTTTCGACAGCCCGATGATCATGAGGAATAGCAAATGAAACTTGGCGACAAGATTCGCAAGGCACTGCCGGATCGCGCTGGTGGAGTTACCGCTTGGCATGAAAAGGTGTCAGCGGAGACTCGCAAAGAGCTTGAAGACATTAAGCGCGAGTGGCACGGCGGCAAGATAACGGTTGCAAAATGGACGTTGGCGCGAACAATCAGCGCAACCCTTAAGCAGGATGGCATCATAAACATCGGCGCATGGGGGGTGGTGAAATGGCTAGAGCAAGTCTGAAGTCGCAAGTCGCCAGCAAAATCGAGCAAGCAAACAGGCTCGCCGCCGACGCAGAAATTGCGCGCCTTCGCGCGGAGCTTGCTTCGTATCGAGGCAGATACAAAACCGCGCTCGCGCAGATCGACGCGGAGCGTGGGCGCGCAGACGCGATCGCGGGGCTGGCGGGCATCAAGCCAAAGAAGATGCCGACAAGGTCGCATGGCACCGGAAAGCACGGCGCGACGATGATCGTCATGCTCTCTGATTGGCACGTCGAGGAATTGGTTGACCCTGCCACCGTGAATAATCTGAACGCATTCGATCTCGACGTGTGCGACCGGCGAATTGCTGAACTGACAGAGCGTTTCGCGGCGTTGCTTGAACACGAACGCAGGCTTGCCGAGATCAATCGCGTTGTTGTTTGGCTTGGCGGCGATTTCATTTCGGGACACATCCACGAAGACACGGCAGAGATGGCACAACTGGCCCCCCTGTCTGCGATCCGCTGGGCCGGGGAGAGGATTGCCGGTTTCATCGACGTGGCGTCGAAGTTGAGCGATTCGGTGATCGTCGCGACAAACTCCGGCAACCACGGCAGATCGACCGACAAGTTGCGTGTCGGCACAGAAATGGATCACAGCTTTGAGCAGCACTGCTATCTGACGCTGGCGGCAGCGGAGACTCGATCGCACGTCAGATGGCAAGTCGGCACTTCGATGCTCAATTACATCGACCTAGATGGCTTTATCGTTCGCACGACTCACGGTCACCAATACAAATACAGCGGCGGGATTGGAGGCATACATGTGCCAGTGTCAAAGAAAAACGCCGCCTGGAATGCTGTTCAGCGCGCCGATCTGACGCTGTTTGGTCACTGGCATCAATTCAGTTGGCTGCGCGCCGGTCGCTATGTCAGCAACGGTTCGTTGATCGGTCACTCGGCATACGCGACGAAGATCGCCGCCAGTTTTGAGCCGCCTTGTCAGGCGTGCGTGGTGGTCGATCACCGGAGAAACGAAGTCACCAAAGCGATGCCAATCTTTTGCGATCGCGACTTGCAACGAAAGCCATCATGCAAACGCCAGACCCCGCATATTTCCAAGAAGCGGAATTCAGAGCGCGCCGATTCTCTGGCGCGTACACTGGCACATCCGGCTCGTTAGCGGCAGACGTGATTCGTCTGCTGAAAATCATTCGTCAACAGCAAAAGGATATTGCGGCAATGCAAGAACAACTTCAACACGCAAGCGACATTTCCTCCGATTGGATTCTGCGAGGCGAAGCGGAACTAAAGAAGTCGAGGGAACAGGAACCGATCCGAATCGCTGGTGACGGCATTCTTGCCGCGCCCGTTGAGATGCACGCCGCAGAAAGATTGCTATCTGACACAAGCGATGTGATTCGTCAGCGGCGCATGACCTACGGTGGTCCGCGGCACCACTTCAAGCGCACGGTCGACGCGATCAATGCGATCTTTGGTCACAAGCTGCGCGAGCCTCTGACGACAAGCGAATGGGCGCAAATCATGATCATTGACAAGCTGTCGCGCAACCAAGGCGACAACAAAACGCGCGACACAAAGGTTGATGTGGCGGGGTATGCCGCGTGTTGGGCAGAGTGCGAGGAGTTGCCATAGGGTGATCAGTTCGCAGCGTTGCCGTGTAACGTAAACGGACGGAGATCGCTGCCATGATTTCGCAATGGTCGCACTGGAAGAATGGCGCGGACGGGCGCAAGCCTGTTGCCGCCGCGGGCGATTCTGACTCGATTGCGAAAACGTACACAGCACCCCCGCATCACTGGGGCAAGATCACATCTCGCCCGCAACGCACGCGCAGCGAGCTTGAGGCGATTGCCTACCAAATGGGATGGACCGTCGAGCAAGTAAAGCGCGCGATCGCTCTTGGGGTGCTGTAAATGGCAGACACAGTCAGCGATCTGTTTAGCGGGATTATCACAACCAAGCTGCAATGGCAGCGCATCGACGCGCAGGAAGTCGGCAGCGTCACCAACCGGAAGACCGCGCAGACGATATACACGCTTGGCGACGGCACCGGCGTTGGGCTTGTCAATCTCGTCTACGCGGACACGCGCACGATCGCAGCCAACGGCATCGACTCCATCAACTGCTTTGCGCTGACACAACAAACACTTGACGTTCCTGTGCCGTTTTCGTTCTCGCAGCTTCGACTCGTGCGCATCGCAAACGAAGACACTGCCGCCGGGAAATATCTGTATGTAGGCGCAAAGCCAACAGACCCGTTTAGCGTTTTCGCGCACGCTGTCGGCCCCGCAAGCGAGATGCTTGCAATCAACCAGACTGACGCATGGCTTGTCAACGAAAGCAATGCGACCTTCTACATCGCGAACCCAAGCGGCACACCGATCACCTACTCGATCACTCTTATGGGGTCGTGACGAATGCCGACAACGTTCACGCTTTCCGGCACGTTAAAAGTCACCCCCAGGTGGATTGACTCGCGATCTGCCACCGACATTACTGACACGACGATTGCCACGAACACGATCGCGCTTGATGACGGCACCGCAAGCGGGCAGGCAAACGCATATTGGAAAGATCAGTTGTCGATCAACGCTGGCGCAAGTGTCACGATCGATCTTCGCTCGCTGGCGCACAAGGCGTTTGGCGGCACAGGCACTCTGTCGTTTGCTGCCGTGAAAATGCTGATGATCTCCAACAACGGAACCGGCGACGTTGTGGTTGGCGGCACTCCCGCGAACCGATGGGCAACGTGGGCGACAGGCAACGTAACGATCGGGGCTGGCTGCGTTCTGTTTGCCACCAACACGGCAAGCGGATGGGCAACGTCAACCACCGGCAAGGCGTTGCAGATCACGAACAACGGTGCCGCTGCGGCGACTGTCGATGTCTACATCGCGGGGGTGAAGTCATGAAGAACGAAGCTCCGCTGACTCCCGAAAAGCAGATCGACACGCTCGCGGAGAAGGTGCGCGGGTACATCGTCGCGGCGCGTCTGAAATCTCGCGACGGTCTGACAGTTGCGGAGTTGTCGGAACTGATCGTGTCTGCGATGCGCATCGCGATCGCCGCACTCGACTCGATTCCGGTTGATGGCGCGCAACGGAAGGCAATCGTGATCGCGTTCGTTGGCGATATGTTCGACGAGTTTGCCGACAAGGTCGTGCCGTTGGTGGCGTGGCCTTTCTGGATCGTCGCGAAACCAACCGTTCGAATCGTCGCGCTTGCGGTTGCGTCAGGCGCGACAGAAGCACTTCTGCACATCGTGAGGTCTACATGATCACCATCATTCTGATTGCTGCCGCCGTCTACGCTCTTGCCGGTAAGGCTCTGGCAGAGAAGACGCAAGCTCTGCTTGCGTCGATGAACGTGCCAAGCATTGACGGCAAGCACGTCGCGTTTGCCGCTCTGCTCGCGGCAGCGGCGGTTTCGTGGGCGGCTCGACCGGCACCAGTTCAGCCAGACGTTCAGCCAGACAACCCAGCCGCCTTCTCGCTTCGCGGCGTGTTTGTCGGCCCAACAGCGAGCGACGACGCCGCGACGGTGTCCGCGCTGTGCGACGCTTTGGGCGACGCGATTGAATATGACGGGCAGCACGACAAGCGGCTGAGAACAGGCGTTGCGTTCGATGATCTTCGCGCCTTCGCGCGCGAGATGCGGATGCACGGCGATTCGATCGGCGATCGGCAACCGCGCGCGCGCGACTCTATCGCCAAGTTTCTCGACGCCGCGGTTGGCTCAAGCGGTGGCCCCGTGACTGACGAAAGCCGCGCCGCTTGGGTGGCTGCGTTCCGCGAGATTGGGAGGGCCGCAGCAGATGTCGCAAAGTAGCCGATGGTCTGTATCTGCCGTTCTGTTCGTGATCGCGATGGCGGTTCTCGGCGCATTCGTTGACCGCGCAACCCATCGCGCAGCCAACGTGATCGAAAATCGTTTTGGCTACACGCCAGACCCCGCGGGGGAGCGCGCTTTTCTCGCGACGCTTGGCGACGAAAAGTTTTTCTTTCAAGCTGGCGCGGATGCAATGCGCGAAGCAAAGGGGATCGATACGTTTTTGTATCGACAACTCGACGCGGCGCATCGCGCGCGATACGGGAAGCCTTTCGTTGTAGGAAAACAAGGCATCGGCGACTGTGTTTCATGGGGTGCAGCTCATGCGGTCGCGGTTTCCGAAAGCGTGTCGTGGTCGCTCGGCAAACTTCCAGACCCGCCGCTGTTCCCGGCGACTGAAGCGTTGTATGGCGGCGCAAGAGTGGAGGCGCGCGGGAAGCCGGGAGATGGCGCGCAGCCTGTCGGCGGTTGGAGCGATGGCGCGACCGGATACGGTGCGGCGAAATTCTTGCGCGAGTTCGGCGTTGTCTATCGCACGAAGTACCCAAGCTGCGATCTCACAGAGTATTCACCGGAACGCGCGCGTCAGTTCGGCGCGTATGGCTGCGGTGGTCAGGGTGACAACGGTCGGCTTGACGCTGAAGCAAAGAAGCACCCATTGAAGCACGTTG